ACCATTGTTACCTTCAAACATTGCCAGCACGGACGCAGCCTGCTCTAAAGATTGTTTAAACTCTATGTCACCACCAAATCTATCTGGCTGGGGGAAGGCGATTACCCAGCCAATACCTAAAGCCCCCTTCTGTATCAACTGCGATTGCACCTCTGCAAGCCTTTGTCTTGGTAAAGGATAACCGCCCTCATTAGTTATATCATCTTCAGTTATATTAAGTACAGTAAAATAACCTGAAGGTTCTTTATCTTTTACAAATGAATCAAAGGTTTTAAGTTTTAATATTTCGTAAGCTATAGGTTGATACATATAGACTGAACCTAATGTAAGAAATAAACCTATAAATATAATACTTTTTTTCATCCTGAACTTTGCTTAATTGTTATTGTTGTTGATGAACCACCATTAATTTTTACTGTATTAGATACACCATCTTGTATGAGTATAATTGTATAACTATCAGAACCATCTAAGTTTAGTTTAGCACTTTGGTTTACTGTTCTTGTAAGACTTATGTTCTGTCCTGATACTATGGTTGTAATCTGTGTGTCTTTGTCTTGTCCTATATCTGTACCAGCTATACGAATACCAACACCACCTTGCTTGAGTGCATCTTCTTCCTTAGTTATAGCTAATGCATCTAATACATTTAACAAATCTTCAAGAAAGTTTACATCCAAATAATTAATATCTAGTTCAGTGAACTCTAATTCTGCTTCTGCATCTAAGAAATCTTCGGCAAGATAATCTATATCAAGATCATCAAACTCTAAATAGTCTACTGTAGATTGTGTTTGTGATTCTTCTATTGATTGTTCTACTTCTTGTGGAGGATTAACAATCAACATGTTATCTATCAAGTCCAGTGATATGTCTAAGGTAACAGGCTTAGTAGGATTGTTTTCGTAAACAGATACTGTAGTAGCTTGATAAGGTTTATTTAAAGTTACACTACCCATACCGGTAGACACTATAATTTCACCACTAGATATACCATTTTTATCAGGCAATAATATAACTAAACTTCTTCCTAGTTCATCTACTGTACATGTAAAGTCTGTACCTCTTATAGCTATGTCAGCTGTAGGTGTACGTATAGATATGTTGCTTTTATTATTGAACTTGCCTGTAATAAAACGTGCTGTACCACTAGCAAACTTGAGTGCCATCTTTGATTTAGATGGGTCAGGGTCATAGATGTACTCATCTATTACTAACTTAGAATGCTCTGTAAGTTTTACTGTAGAAGAATCCGCAAAAGTTATGGCAACTCTGCCCGTTTCTGTACGGACATCATCCATTTGTTGTATGTTAAATGCTAGTTCAGCACCATAAGGTTTGTCTCTAAGGACCTGTGCATTGCCTCTTACTTCAGATATAGAACCTATCTCAACAGATGAATGAAGTAGTTGCGTCTGACTGAGTAACACAGACAGTGCCGTTAGAGCCAACAGATGTAATTTTAAGCCAGTCATTATCTGATGTAGACTCCTGATCTATATTAAATGTTCTTGTACTACCTGTATGATCTAAGTAGAAGTAACCTCCAGCATATCCATCCCCATCATAGGTAACTGTATTATCACTACCATCTATATCCATAAAGTTTGTAGCACCATCTACATCTATAGATGAAGTTATGGTATTGCCTGAACCTTGTATTGTCCAATCTAAATCTAAGTTAGCTGCTAGTGCAGTCATAGCGTGATTGAGTGTAAACGTATTTGTATTACCTGTAACCTGTACATTTACATTAGAACCATCTGCACCTGTAGCATTAGTCTCATCTGTAGACATATTAAATGTGTTGGTATCACCTATAAAAGAAAAGTAACCTGTGTAGTTATCTGCCCATATATCACCAAGGAATTTATTTGTATTACCTTTCTGTAATATATCTAAGGTCATAGTCGCACCATCAATATCTAATGCTGTCATAGAACCAGCAGCAGCAGTTGCTCCACCAATTATATTACCACTACCACCTACCTGTTCTATATCTAAATTAGATGTAGCACCTGACTGGTCTATAAATATCTCATTGTCAGCCCCGTAAATCAGAGATACACTCATCATCACAACTAGGCTGTTTAATATTATTTTCATGTTTCCAATAGCCTTCTGCATAGCCCTCCTCTATTGTTTGTAAAACCGCTGTCTCTACTGCCATCTGTAAAGCAATGTTTATAGACTCATTTTCTACTATACCACTCTCAATTTCAACTAATTCAGTATTATTGTTATAGAATCTAAATACATCTTGTGTTATAGAAGCACTAAGAATTGACTTAGTTACTAATACTTCAATCAATATTTCACCTGTACTGACTGATACTGTACGTAAAGATATAGTTACGGAGTCTTGTCTGTATTGTTTTGAACCACCTATACCAAGGTATCTTGCACCTGCACCACCTGACTTAACATTAGTTTCATAACCTACAACACCACCTTCCATTAGTATTCCAGCAAACAATAAAGGTTTTACCTTTTGTTTTTCATCAAAGTTTTCTCTAGTAGTACGTATAATCTGTCTTTCTTTAGTAAGATTATCTAAACCTTTACGTTCAACTACATTAAATACATTGGAATGTTTCAATGCTCGTATTAGATAAGCATCAGGTGACTGTGTAATAGCTGTACTAAAGCTTGCGTACTGACTATTACTTCTTCGTTGTCCTGTATCGTCTTTAAAAGAATTAGGATATACAGCTACTACAGGTTTCTTTATAGGTGTATCTACTTCTGAAAGGTTAGTAAGTAAAGCACCAACCTCTGCTGACTCAATACTTCTTATTGGAGGTATCCCATTACCCAATGGGTCTACTATTAAAGCGCAATTAGAAAGTAAAGGAACCAAGAGGTACAGTAATTTCTGTAGTATTGCCTTCTTCATCTGTAATTATTAGTGTTACTTTATCTTCTTCTACTCTATATTCTATGGTGTTACCTTCTAATTCTAGCGTACCAAAATCAGATGCGGTCTCACCAAACAAACTATCAACCAACTGTCTGCTTAGTTGTGCATATATTCTACTCTCTAAGTTACGTATAAACCTAGCCAACGTAGTGTTTTCAGCCTCTCTCTCTAGGTCTTCTGTATATGCCCTGATCTCTTCTCGTATAGTTTCTTTCCTATTGAACTCTTGATTCTCTATAGTTAAGTAATGACTTGAGGTACCAACCCCTGAGAAACTAGGGTTCTTAAACTTGTGTGTCATTTCATCTGCTTGTACAGATAAGACAACAAACATAATTATTATTATGGAAGATATCAGCAGTAATTCATCGGGTCTGTTTTGATTTTTCATCTTGTTCTCTTAGTTCTAAAACTGTATTGACCTTCTGCTGTAGACGTATCATGTCTTGATCTAGCAATCTAAGCTGGTCGGTAAGCCTGATGATTGTCATTTTCATTTCGGCAACTGCTGGGTCTATCCTATTGGTTATAGTTTGCCAAACAAAGTATACGAAATATCCTAGACCTACTACCATAACCACAGGAAAACCAAAGTCTTGTACTATCTTTGCTATATCCATCAGTCTCGCCTTGCATCTATACTGCCATCCTCTACGAAGTTCTCTGCTCTAGCTATCCGTTCTAAGTCTGGTGACATATTAAGTGCGCTAGATACACTAGTATCTATACGTATAATATCGTTGTTCATTGTTGATGCTCTAGTTATAAGCATCTTAGATATACCTTCTATAGTTTTGATCTCATCTACTAGACCATCCATAAGTTGTTTCATTACTAGGAATATAAAGAAAGCCATAATCAATCCACTAGCTATAGGCAGTCCTAACTTAGCTATCAGATCAAATGCTTCTGTCATGATGCTACTCTATCTCTTAATCTTTTCGCTCTGTCACCTACCTGTGTAGCCCACCTGCTGTCCATCATTTCGACAGAGGCTGTTTGGAAATCTCCTTCCTCCATAGCCTTCAAAAATTTTTTGAAACCTCCCAATCTAGGTAGACCTAGATTAAAAGCCATGTTCGCCATGACCCTTTGTTTATTATCATCTAAGTCTTTCCACCATGACATGTTTCTATCTAACTCCATACATACTATATCTATGTCAGCGTTTAAACACTGTAGTATTCTTTCTTCAGATACTGGTGTACCTACATCCATTCTGTATTCTTCATCTTTAGGTATTATTAAATGACCTACTCCAAACGTAGGATAACCTAGATGATCTAGGTATATCTCATACTCAAACCCTTCGTCTTGTATTATTTCTTTTACTAATTTATCTCTATCCATCTTGGAACTTACTCTCCCTTTCTAATATATGTCTTGGTATAGCTGTATCTATTTTATATTGTTGTAGTAAATTTACTTTTTCTTTTATCATTTGCATGTATCTGACTCTTAATCTTTCTTTCTTTTCTTCTGTATAAGATTGATTAGCCATTGCATACTTAAATCTTTGTTGTATATCAAGAATTTCTTGTCTCATATTTTTAACATTTCTATTTCTTGTTTCTACAGGATCAAGTCCATAAACATTTACTCCAACAAATCTTAGCAATGCTTGTGGCACAGTATCTGATGGTGATCCTGTAGGTCTAGGTATATCTTGTAATGCTTTAGCAGTTTTACTTATAGCACCATTAGGTGTTAACCATGATGGCATACCTAAACTATACATATACCACAATGTATTTTGTATTCTATCTTCTACAGGATCACGTTCATCCCATATTGTTCTCTGTGTAAACGGGTCTTTGTTTGTTTTTATTGCTAAGAATATATCTGCAAAAGGTCCTGATAAAAATCCTGTTGTTCTTTGTGCTTCAAAAAAATCACCATTAGCAGCATCCCTAACTACATCTGTGTACATAGTCCAAGGAAAGAAATAACCTATATCTAAAAATTGATATCTGCCTTCAGAATCTTTGTATGGCAATACATAAACACCAGTTCTTTTTGCAAGCCAAGGCTCTAAACCTTTCTGTAATTTTTTTTCTTCATCATCTTCAAAACCAAATGCATATGCAGATAGTGCAGTAAGACCAGCAGATAATGCTACATATGGTGCAAATCTAAATGGATGATTAATAGCAGTCTCTACTAATGCTGGAAAAGCTTTGTAATAAAATGTAAAGAAAGGCATACCTATTGGTGCTTTCCTAAATAATTTACCAGCTGCTGGTACATCTGAATAATCAAATAAAGATTTTTGTGCCAACATAAAAGCATCAAAGTCTGTCATGCCTTGTCTTTCCATTGCATCTATTATGATAGCTGTCTTACCTACTGACTCAGTAAACTGATATATATCTCCAGCTTTCTTAAATGTTTTTTGTACTAATATTTTTGGCAATCTAAAAAATTTAGCTACGGGTCCTAATGCATCTTGTTCTTGTAATAAATCTAAATACTCTTCACTTACTCTATACATTTCAGCATCTGTAAACCCTGTTCCTTGTATGCCAAAGTCTTCTGCTATCTTCCAATACTTACCATCAGTTCTTATTTGCTCAATAGCTTGTCTCATTCTTGGTATAACTTTATGTATAGGTATACCTCCTACAAGATTCATAAGTATCATGTTAGAACCTACGTTACGTACTACTGTAGGTGGATTCAATGGTACTTTAAGAAGCTTCCATATACTTGTTCCTTTTTCTAAAGCAGCTATAGTTTTACTAAATGCATTATCAGTATCACCCATACTAAAAGTACCTACTACGTCATCGTATATTTCTTTTCTTACAGCAACACCTCTAAGCATTCCGTATTGTTTACTTGTAGGTAATCTTTTAAATCTGTCATCAATAGGATTATCATTGCCATATCCTAATGACTCTGCAACTGGCTTGCCTAAATCTTCATATTGTTTGGCTAATGATTCCATTCTTGCAGCTTGTTCTGGTTCGCCTTGTCTAAAATAA